ATGCTAATATTGATTACGATAGATGAATGTCAACTAGGTAAACAAACTAAAGGGGAATATGAGTTTATGAATTCTAAATTACATTACAAAATGTTTAAAGCGGGGAAAAAGTGGGCCTTTGCAAGTATCGCAGCTGCCAGTTTAGGGATCATTGCTTTAGATGCTAATGCAACTAATGTTCATGCCGATAGCACCGACAATGATGCTACTGATACGGTTGATGATAGTACGACTACTTCACCCGTAAGCGAAGCAAGTGTTACATTAACGAAGACTTCTTTACCAGCTAGTTCAGCAGCTAGTGCTAGTGTGGCTAGCTCAGCAACTTCAGCAGTTACAAGTACTGCTACTTCCAGCGCTGTAAGTAAATCTGCAACTAATTCGGTGGTGACTTCGAGTTCGGCTAAGAGTGCGACAAGTTCATCTGCTACATCAACTGCAAGCTCTAGTGCAAAGAAATCAGTTGCTAGTTCAGCGGCTTCATCTGCTGGTGAAAAAACCGTTTCAAGCACTGCTAAGAGCGTTGCTAATAGCTCAAGTGTAGTTAAAAATACAAGTTCTAGTTCTACTAAAAACTCAAGTGCAGCTGTTTCAGTAGTTGCGCATTCAAATTCGAGTGCCGCTTCTTCGACAGCTAGCTCCAAAGCTGCTATTAAAACGAGCTCAGCTACTAGTGTAAGTTCAAGTGCGGTCTCCAAAACAAGTAGTGCTGCTACTACTTCTAAAAATAAAGCGGTAGATAAGAAATCAACTTCAAAGGACTATACGATTGATTATACGCATCAATTAAGTGATGACGAGGGTAGTGATCAGCAAACTAAAAATAACGTAATCATTGCACACGCCACTGGAGTTTATGCACCAGCTGAAAATGTAGCTATTTTTGAAAAACGTGAATGGGACAGTAGCGAAAGCTATGTTCAATATATCGTTGGTGATGGTGGGAAAGTTTATGCAGTTGGACAAGAAGGATACGTCGCTTGGGGCGCAGGTGAATGGGCTAATGAAAATGCTCCTGTTCAAGTTGAGTTAGCACAAACATATTCTGATAGCCAATTTAAAAAAGATTATCAAACTTACGTTAACCTACTAAGGGATTCTGCTAAGAAATGGAATATTCCAACCAGTCTAGACAGTAGTGAATATCGTGGTATTAAATCTCATGTATGGATTACTAATCATGTTTGGGGAAACCATGTAGACCCTTACGGATATCTTTCGACCCATGGTATTTCACAAACTCAATTTGCCCATGATCTTCAATATGGATTTGGTAGTAGCAGTAGTGATTCAAGTAATAATACATCTAATGATAGCAACAAAAATAATGCTAACAACAGTAATAAAAATGATTCAAATAGTAATAAAAATAATTCAAGCAAGATAAATGTTGGCGATAAAGTAACCATCAAGACAAGTGCTAAGCATTGGGCAACTGGACAAACAATCTATAGTGCCGTTAAGGGTAAGACTTACAAGGTTATCCAAGTTAACGGTAGTCGCTTATTGCTTGAAAAAGTTTTAAGTTGGATTAATACTTCAGATGTTACTACTGCTAGTTCTTCAAATCATTCAAATTCAAACAAAAATAATGGTAACAAGAATGATAGCAACAAAAATAATAGTACTGCCAACATTAAAGTAGGTTCCAAAGTAACTATCAAGTCGAGTGCTAAACATTGGGCAACTGGGCAAACAATCTACAATGCCGTTAAGGGTAAGACTTATAAAGTTATCCAAGTTAATGGAAACCGTTTATTGTTAGATAAGGTTATTAGTTGGATTAATAAGGGGGATGTGACTGTACCAGGTTCATCTTCGGCAAATCATTCTAGCTCAAGCAATTCAAGCAAAAACAATAGTAACAAAAATAATAGCAATAAAAATACCAATACTAATAGTATTAAGGTAGGTTCAAAGGTAACCATTAAGACGAGTGCTAAACATTGGGCAACCGGCCAATCAATTTATAGTGCCGTTAAGGGCAAGACTTACAAGGTCATGCAAATTAATGGTAACAAATTGCCCTTGGACAAGGTTATCAGTTGGATTAACAAGGGTGACGTTACGGTGCCAGGGTCTTCATCATCAAATCAATCCAGTTCTAACAAAGGTAACAGTAGTAATAGTAATAAAAATAACAGCAGCAATAAGATTGGTGTAGGTTCCAAAGTAACCATCAATAAGAATGCTAAGCATTGGGCAACGGGTCAATCTATTTACAATCCAGTTAAGGGCAAGACTTACAAAGTTATCCAGGTTAACGGTAGTAAATTGCTTTTAGACAAAGTTATTAGTTGGATTAATAAGGCGGATGTAACATTAGCCGGTTCAAAATCCAATTCAGGTTCATCAAACAAGAATAACGCGGCTTCCATGCATAATGTGAATGTTCATTTAACTAACAAACATTGGACAACTGCACAAACTAATTTTGTAAATGGTATTGCAGCAGATATTGTTAACGTATGTAATAGTAATAAGCTCTATGCTTCCGTAGCTATGGCTCAAGCAGTTTTGGAAAGTGGGTATGGAACTTCATCACTTGCTCAAGAAGCGCACAATTTATTTGGGATTAAGGCCGATAGCACTTGGAAAGGCGCTACCTATACTAAGAGTACTAAAGAGGTTATCAATGGTCGCACAGTTACTATCAATGCCTCATTTAGAAAATATGCTTCTATCAAGGATTCGATTGCAGATTACGCTAAGAAACTTGAATCACGTGCACAATACGCTAATGCATTTGCGCCAAAATCAGCTAACTATGTGGCTTCTATTAAAGCTATCAAGGCTAGTGGTTACGCAACTTCAACCACTTATGTTGGTAGTATAATTAACTGCATCAATAGTAATGGTTTCTTTAAATTAGACGGATTAAGCAAAGCCCTTCATCTTTAAGATTTAATTAGGTTAAAATAGGAGACTGGAACATACAATCTGTGTTACAGTCTTTTTATTATATGGGGAAAGGATGAATGGAAGATGAAATATTCAGAGTTTCAATTTGTACAACTTTGGGATGGAAGATTGGGGACTATTACTAAAGTTTTGCCAAGTGGTTATCTTATTGAAGATAATTATTGGGATTGGTTAGCAAGTAAAAATGAGGAAGATCCTGAAAAATACATCTATCCGCATGCTGACATTGAAAAGAATTTCTCAGCCCTCGAAGAGGAAATTGAAGGCGAAGCACAAATTGCCGAAGAAATTTTCGAATTTCGTTACAAAATGATGAAAAGTGCACTAGGAAAATAAAAAAAGACATCGGAAAAAATTCCGATGTCTTTTTTTATGCCACTAATTATTTTAAGTTAGCATTTTTTTCCATGATACCATCAATCAAACCGTATTCAACGGCATCTTGAGCTGATAGATAGTTATCACGTTCAGTATCAATATTAATCTTTTCAAGAGGTTGTCCAGAATTTTCAGCCAAAATCGTATTCAATTCTTTACGAGTCTTCAAGATTTGTTCTGCAGCAATCTCAATTTCAGTTTGTTGACCTTGAGCTCCACCAGAAGGTTGATGGATCATAACTTCTGAATGAGGTAGAGCAAAACGTTTACCCTTTGTACCAGATGAAGCAAGCACACTGGCCATTGAAGCTGCCATTCCCATTACGATTGTTTGAACATCAGATTTAATGAAGTTCATGGTATCGTAAATAGCTAAACCGGCGGTAACAACTCCACCAGGAGAGTTGATGTATAGGTAAATATCCTTTTCTGAGTCTTGTGCATCAAGGAAGAGTAGTTGAGAGATGATTGAGTTTGCTAAATCATCGTCAATAGGACCTGATAGCATGATGATTCGATCTTTTAATAGTCGTGAGTAAATATCATAAGCACGTTCACCACGTGATGATTGTTCAATAACTGTTGGGACCAAGTTCATAACTTAGTAACCTCCTTTATTATCGTAAAAAATTTCCTGTTAAATAACTAATATGGCTATAGTTTATATCATTGGTCAAAAAAGGTCAAATATTTTTGCTCTTTAAAATAAAAAACAACCTAGCCGGAGAAAATTTTCGACCAGATTGCATATATTGTCTAATGTACCAGGAGACAATGGTTGTAGCTATTGAATAAATAGTAGTATATAATGCAGTTGTAAGCGAATTTATGCATAAATTCGCTAAGAAATGCGCCATGAGTGAATTATTTATTATAATAGTTTATCATAAATGCCGTTATATCAACAATCTATAATATGCTGTCGTTAAATATTGAATTGTTTTGCAATGTTTTAAATTGAGTGGTGCACTATTGGTGCACTATTTTTATTTACCAAGCTATCAAGCTTAGTAGCCATAGTAATATCATTTTTAGCTTGGTACTCGTCAACTAGATAGGCGTAAGTGTCCGTAGTTGTGGAAAGTTTCTTATGACCTAAACGTTTAGAGATGGCGAACAAGTCTATCCCTTGAGCTATCAGGAAAGCCACATGCGAGTGCCTAAGGCTATGAAAGTGGAATCCACGTTTAATTATACCTAAGCTTGTTAAACGGCGCCTAAGAGCCTTATTAATAGCTACAGTGGAAGGTATAACGTTATTGGTAGTAAAGATTAAGTCATTATCTTTACCACAACGAGCATTTTTTAAATCCTTCAACACATCTAAGAGAGCATCGTTGACTTTGATGATTCGATTAGAACTTTCATTTTTAGTTGGTTTAAACTCATTCATTTTAAAACTCCATGATTTGTTAATATTGATAGTTTTAAAATTAAAGTTAATATCCTTCCAAGTTAAAGCTACAATCTCACCAACACGCATTCCTGTCATGATTCCAGTTAAAATAATGTAGTTAGTGCTGTATCGGTAATCTAACAAACTAATAACCTCATTTGTTAATGCTGACATTTCCTCCAAGCTTAGATATTCAACTGAATATTTACGGTCATCATTACCAGTAATCTGAACATCAAAAGTAAAGTCTTTATCAATTATACCTTCATACATAGCATTTTTAACGCAATGCCGAATCTTTCCATTAAATTCACGGACTGAATCCGTAACATGATTTTTGCCATAATCGTTTAAGAATTTTTGATATTCACGTCTAGTAATATCGCTTATTTTCTTATTTCCAAAAGCATTGCTTAACTCTTTTTCAATTAAATGATACTTACGTGCCGTTACAGACGTTATTTTTGATTGCTTGTATAATTCAAACCAATCTTTGAAGTAATCCGAGAAACTCATTTTACTAAGCTCTAAATTAGTAGTGTTCTTGTTTAGTTCAGCAGTTAAAGCGTAATGTTTAGCTTCGGCACTAGTCTTAAATGTCTTGTTGCTATATTTTCTTTTACCAAAATCGTCATACCAACTTACACGAACCATATAACGATCGTTACCTTTTTTTACAATACTAGCCATAATGACGAACCTCCGTTCTGTTGTTGGAGGTAACTCTTAATGCTAAAATAGACAATATTAAAAGAGAGCTACTCCTTTGTTTGTAGTTTTCAAGGGTTAGTCACATCCATCTTACTTGGCGGTTAGGGGATGTGGCTTTTTTATTAAACATTTAAAAGTTGAACAAATAAAAAGAGGGAAACCAAAAATTAATTTAGCTTCCCTCGGACAACAATCTGTCCTGTTTTTTGTTTTGACCGCCGAAGCGGTCGGCACATAACTGTGTCAGTAGCTAAATTATAGTTCTTTTATTATAATAAATCAAATTAACTTATTAAGTCGTTCCTTAATGTGATTGATGCTATTTTGGGAAGCGTAGGTATTTTCAGATAGGTTATTTTCTGAAAATTTTGTTACCCTTAATTTACTGATAGTAGTTATATTTGAGATATCAGCATAAGTTTCTTTATTATACCTTTTAGCTTTGGCGATTAGAGAATTTAGAATCAAAATATTTTTATTAGCCTTATTAAAACGTGGTATAAAGGAGTCCGCTTTATCTAATAACTCAGAAACCGATTCAATGAACTTTTTTAAACGTGGAAATTCCGTGTAATTGTATTGTTTTAATTTATTAATAAATTCTTTTTGCTTCACGTTGACAGGAGATGTCTCTGAACGCCCAGGTATTCTAATAGTTAAGTGGAGATTTTCTTCGGTAACCTTTATATTATTTTGAGTGAAAAAGTCTTTTTCGACTCCATTGCTTAAATCGTTTACCTTTTTTGCAAGATTTTCCATTTCTTCTTCCATATAACTTATAATTTCTAATGTTTCTTTAGACTTTTCGTTAAAACGATCGTTCATATTTTGCATAATTTCATAGCCGAGTGAAATATGATTCCTACCAGGGTGGGAAGTTAATGGCGCAACAAGAATGTTTCTTTGAAACTTATCGTCTTTGTTTGATAATGTTACTCCAAAATGCTGTCCTGATATTTCAGATCCAACACGAACTCCAAAATCAATCATCACAATAGTACCTTGTTTAAACTTTTTATAATATTCAGGCAACGTTTGCTCAATATCAGCCCTAATATAGTTGGTATAAGATTCCATCCAGCTAGGTAATAATTCTGCTTTGAAATTATCTTCATGATTCTCATAATATAATTCATTAAAGCTACTTATTTTTCGTCTTTTTGCCCTTTTTTTCAAAACAAATTTCCTCTATATAAATTTCTGATATTTACTCAATATGTACAGCTTTTAACGTCAATCAGTATTTGGACGTAAGACTAATTAACTTTGTAGATATCATATTTCTTGCCAAGAATCGCTTTCATGCGTACTTTGGACTCTCGTACAGCCCATCCTTCAGCTTCAAGTGTTCCTCGTAAACGTAAATTGTTAAAGTTACCATAATCATTTTCGTAATGACTAATTTCATGTAGTGCCGTGACGAGCCAGTCTAAGCTATCTTGTAATGTATTTATATAAACTTCCTTGCCAAAGATAGAACCATGATAAGCAGGATGATTCACTTCAATTCCCCAAAAAGACAGTTCAGGGTACATATCTTCAATCTTTTCTAAATCAGTCAATAAAATCACATCCTATAAACGTCTTCTGAATTTCATAGCTTCTTTTACCATGCCAATAATAATCTCACGTTCTTCATCTGTAACGTCTGGATCAATAGAATGTGCAATTAATTTCTGATTTTTCGTCATATCGTTATTATCATTTTGGACAGTGTCAGGATCGTCACTTAGTCCTAGGAGATAGTCAGTAGAAGTATGCAACAATTTAGCAACCTTAGCCAAATTATCGGCAGTAGGGGTACGCTTTTTCCAATTATAAATAGAATTAGTACCAAGTCTCAGTTTTGTTTCCATTTGAGATATATTATATCCACGTCTTTTTCCTAATTCTTTTATTCTATCAAACACCGTCATAACAACGTTTCTCCTATAAATGAGACTGTATTTAGTTATTTTGACTAAAAAACTGTTGACTTTAGTTAAAATAACTAATATACTCATTCTTGTAAGTTAATTGAATTTACAAAACGCCTTAACAAAAACAGCTTTATTTGCATGGGGATGCAGAAATGAAAGGCTTTTAATAGGCTATTTAGTATGCTCTTATATTAGTATATTGACTAATTTAAGTCAATATAATTTGTGAATTTAATTAACAAAAAATAAAAAAGGAGGGAAATTTATGACAGACACATTACGGACAAAAGTTAAAGTAGCGTTTGCACTCAATGATAAAAACCAAAAATGGTTAGCGAAAGAAATTGGAATAAACGAAAGCCAATTATCAGATATTTTAAATGGCAAACGCCATGGTAAGAAAACGGATGAATATATAAAAGCAATAAAGAATAAATTACACATCGAGGAATGCTAAATGAATCAAGAACAGTTACAGGAATTAATAGATAAAGTTGGTGTTTCAGAGTTAGAGAAGGCCATCAAGGTACGAAAAAGTAAGTTGTCTTATGTAAATGTGTTTAAAGAAGTTGCAATCCAAAGAGAGGATTTCAAATCAGTAAATGATCAACATGAAACAACTAAGCTCCTACCTTTCTATGATATTGGCGGACCTTATGCTAGAAAATATCAAATAGAAGATATTGGTTGGAACCTTGGACTTAGGGAAGTACACACAAAACTATATTACGGTGATGTACATGACAATATACGAAAATTGGTTTTCTCTCTGTTAGGTGAAAAGAATGGCAAACGATTAGATGAAGATGAATTAAAGTTTGCTCGTTCAGCATATGTAAAGTTGAAAGAACTGTATTTAAATCTTTACGACTTACGATTGAGTGAATTGGAAGATTGATGACTTTGGAATCTAGAAAGGAGGGTAATAAATGGATAAAAACGCAAATTTAAAGAATGCCATGAGTGACTATCTAATTGAGTTAACACGAACAAAAAATAAAAGTCCAGAAATGGCTGCAACCATTACTGAACTTTACAAACTTTTACTCAAATAGAATACTTTCGATTTGGTTTACATTGGTTGTGAAAATTTGATCACCAATAAAACGAATATCACCACCATGATTCGTTAATGCAAAATCAGAAAAATCGGTTGTTGTATTTTCATCAAGTATATCTATGGTTCGAATTTCTTTTAAACCAGAAATTGTAACAACATTTTGATTTTTCATAGTAATTTTTGCTGAGTCCATTTATATCACCACCTTTGATTGAACTAACTAAATTATACACAGAAAGAAGGAAAATAATATGAATGAATTACAAAATTTCAACTTTGAAGGAAACGAAGTAAGAACCGTACTAATTAATGATGAACCTTATTTTGTTGGAAAAGATATTGCGGATGTTTTAGGGTACTCAAATACATCTAAAGCGATTAGAGACCACGTCGATAAGGAAGATAAGCTGACCGAACGAATCGTTATATCAGGTCAAAATCGTGAAGTGATTGCAATTAACGAATCAGGGATGTACAGCTTAGTACTTTCAAGCAAATTACCAAATGCTAAGAAGTTTAAACGCTGGGTCACAAACGAAGTCTTGCCATCAATCCGTAAGCATGGCGCATATATGACGGATGAAAAGATTGAAGAGGCTTTGCTGAATCCTGACACGATTATTAGTCTGGCAACTCAACTAAAGAACGAACGTGAAGGTAGATTAATTGCTGAACAACAAGTTAAAGAATTTCAGCCTAAAGTTTCATACTATGACAAAGTTTTATCTAACGACGCATTAATGACTATCAGTCTAATTGCTAAGGATTATGGAATGAGTGGAGCTGGCATGAATAAATTGCTTCATGAATTAGGTGTTCAATACCGACAAGGTGGCACATGGCTACTATATGCAAAATATCAAAGAACAGGTTGGACACACTCAGAAACAAAGATGGTTCCTCGCAAAGATGGTACAGAAAAAGCAGTGCTTAATACTAAATGGACACAAAAGGGACGTTTAGGCTTGTACGAATTATTAAAAGATAACGGATATCTTCCACTAATTGAAATGGAGGACGATCCAGTAGCATAACTATTTACGGTTAACGGAATTGGAATAAGCAATTTAGAAAGGAGGGAATGAAATGAAGAAGCTAATTAACGTTTTATGGGCAATAGAAAAAGACCTCCATATTATCGCAAGTAATACAGAAGCCTTAAAAAGCAATAAAGAATTCATTGGATTCGATGAAAGTACACATAAACCAAAATTCAATATGAAGACAAAAAATAAAACTACTAATCTTTTAAATCAGACAGTAAAAACTTTTTCAAAGCAAGTCTAACTAAATTATACACAAGAAATAGGGAAAATAATATGAACAAATTAGTAATCATGAAAGACCAACAAGCAGTAACGACTAGCTTACAAGTAGCAGACAAACTAACAACGTTGGGGGCTTAAAAATGGCATTAGACACAATGTTTGAAGCCATGTCTAAAGAATTGGTTAATGAAGTTTTAGACAGGCTTAGAGATGAAGCAATTATTAAGTTGGACCAAGATGTTTTATCACCAGTTATCAGCCAACATCAGTTAGCTAAGGAGCTTCACAAACCTGACACATGGGTTCACGACAATGTACTTTTTAACGATAGATTCAAAGATGAATTAAACGAGATGAAAAGCTCTGGTGCAATTCAATTAAAAGGTGGCTTACAAAGAACACAAGTAAGAGTTAATCGGAAAGCTATTAAAGAATTTTTACAAAGGCATTCAAACGAATTGCCATGGTTGGAGGGAAAGTAATGGTAGTAACAATAAGTTTAGGACAATTAGCGTTTTATCTAATTTCAGTAGTAGTAGCAGGATTAATTGGTCACTCAATAAAGGGAGGTGAGAAGTAATGAAGTTAGTAAAGATTGATGATTGTTATGTTAATACAGATCACATTGATCTCATTAGGGAAGCAGAGGATGGCTTTGGAACCAGCATTTTTATGAGCGGTTCTAGTATACCTTGGGAAACTAATTTACCAATCAAAAAAGTACTCGACGCTATTTGCGGTAGCGAGGAGCACTCGGTTGAATACGAAGATGCTGAAAACTATAGACGAAATAAGGATTAATACAAAATATTATTTCGTATGTAATCCCGTTGCTTATCTATTAACCATCCGGAGTAATCAGTATTTGAAATGTTAGCAATGAAAACACGATCATTAGAATCAATTACTGCCTTCAATGCTTGGAGAATATCATCGGCAGAATCGTTTGTTCGAATTAAGAAAGTAGAATCCAGATATCTGCACCAATCAATAGAATGTGCATCGATTATCTTTTTTAATTCTTTATATTTTTGACCAGGATTGTCTAAATCATAGCTAACGATATAAGGCTTGGACATAGGTTTCACCTCCTTTCATATCGATTATACACAAAAGAAGGTGTTCAGAATTAAGAATTCAAAATAAAAAGCCCGCTACGGCAATAGCGGACTTAGAAAACAAATAATATCAAAGGAAGTATAACACAAATGAATCAACAACAGTTAGAACAATCTGAACGTGAATACGAACAAGAACGAGAGCGTAAGGAAATTGAAGCATTATTTGGCAAAGAATAGGACTGACTTGACTTAAATAAAGGAGGAAACAAGTATGCTACAACAAACAATCGACGTTACAACAACGCCAGAGCTTAATAAAGCTCTATATGAAACTCAAAAAGTTCTTACTCAACCATCGAAAAATAAAGATGCACATTATGGTAAATATGCTGACTTAAGTGCAATAGACAAAGCAATCCGTAAAGCAATCATTACGGCAGATTCAGGCATTAGCTTTTCACAAGGAGTGATTGATGATGCTAATGCGAACGGCAAGGTTTCACACAAGATTTATACGGTTATTCGTCATGTTAGTGGTGAAGAAAAGATCATCTACGGTGATTCATTCCCAGATGATTCAAACATGCAAAAGCAGGGTGCAAATGAAACCTATGCTAAGCGGACAAGTTTGTGTCTAGCATTCGGTATTGTTGCAGATGATGATGATGATGGGCAAGGCGTTTCATTACTTGAACAGTATCAGAAAAAAGAAGAGGAAAGCAAACTTAAAGTTATTGCTTACCTTAAGGACAACATTAAGAAAGTTAATAAAGACGTTTCTGAACGAGTATTTGCCGTCTTAGGTAAGAAAGATAAGACGTTAGATCATTTGAGTTATCGTCAAGCTTTGATTTTAAGTGGAGCATTGATGTATGAACTTTCAAGAGAAAACACCGAAGAATAGGAAGGTATGGAAGAATGAGACAAATTACAATTTCTGGAAACATTGGAAAAGATGCAGAACTACGAAGTACTAACAATGGCATGCAAGTGTCCAATTTTAATGTAGCAGTACGACAGAATCGACCAGATAAAGATGGTAATTATGGTACAGATTGGTTTAGGTGTGCCGTATGGGGAAAACGAGCGCAGACAGTAAATAATTACTTTAAAAAAGGCAGTCATGTGACTGTTACGGGATCCTTAAATGTCAGTCAATATAACGGTAAAACACAGCTTCAAATTGACGTTTCAGACTTTGACTTACCAGATAATCGCAATACAAACAATGCTAATTCAACAAATAGAAATAGCAATAATTCCTTTAACAATGGTAGTCAATCAATCGATATTACTGACGACCAGCTTCCCTTTTAGAGGGAACTATGGAGGTGATTAATTGGCACAGCGAAGGATGTTCAGTAAAAAAATAACAGATACAGACACTTTTCTAGACATGCCGTTATCAGCACAGGCGTTGTATTTCCATCTTAACATGCACGCTGATGATGATGGCTTTGTATCGAATGCTAAAACAATTAAGCGAATGATTGGGTCAAATGACGATGACTTGAAGCTATTACTAGCCAAGCAATTTATATTTGTCTTTGAATCAGGAGTTGTAGTTATCAAGGATTGGAAAATCCATAACTATATTCGCAAGGACACCTACAACACCACGATTTATGGCAATGAAAAGGAACAATTATCTCAAGATGAAAATGGTTCGTATACGTTACGTATACGTTCCGTCGACGACCCGTCGACACAGGTTAGGTTAGGTAAGGTTAGGTTAGGTAAGGATAGTAATATATATAGTTCATCTAACGATGAACCGCATATCGAATTGAAAAAAATTGAAGATATTATTAGCTACCTGAACGAAAAAGCAGGAACTAAGTACCGAGCTAGTGGATCTAAAACACAACGATTAATTAAAGCAAGATTTAATGATGGCTTTAATGATGAAGATTTCAAGAAAGTAATCAATATTAAAGTAGCTGAATGGAGTGGTACAGATATGGCTAAATATTTGAGACCAGAAACTCTGTTTGGCACTAAATTTGAAAGCTACTTGAACCAAGAAGTTAAGAAAAGCAAAACAAATAAAGGCGGTGATTCGTATGGAGGACTTGAGTTTTAATCTTTTAAATCAAGCTAATTTAACTGATGAATATTGTAAAATCCACCCTAATCAGAAACTAGTAAGAGTAGGTAATGAACACGAACCTTTTTGTGCATTATGTGTTAGAGAACAACGAGAACAGCACTTGAACGATTTAGTGCTAAAGGGGGTACTTAGCAACTATCATCGAGGATTTAGGGACGTTTTGAGAAAAGATTCGATCGTAGATGATGAAGACTTATGGCAAGCAAGTTTTGAAAACTACGAGGTCAATAGTGGTACAGAAGCAGAAACTAATTTAAAAAAAGCACGACAGATTGCAGGCAAATACCTTAACCGTGATTATCAAGCTAATACCATTATTACTGGTAACCCTGGAGTTGGTAAGTCGCACTTAGCAATCTCAATGTTAAAAGGCGTTAATGAGAATATTAAACCTAACGCTTCATGCTTGTTTGTTTCAGTCAATGAACTGTTGCGATTGATTAAAGATTCATTTAATCATCCTGATAGCTATTACACCGAATCTCGCATGGTGAACTTATTAGGCGAGGTTAGCTTGCTTGTGTTGGACGATTTGGGCAGTGAGGCTTCGTTTAAGCGTGATAGCAGAGAAGCGAGTGAATATGTACAGCAAGTGTTGTTTGGCGTCTTAAACAAGCGAAATCGGACGATTATAACCACAAATCTTAATAGCGATGAATTATCTAAGATTTATAATCCGAAACTGCTAAGTCGCATGTATAAAGGCGTTATGAAAAACGATGGAATTATTAAATTTAAAGAAACTCAAGATAAAAGGATGGCGATATTCTAATGTGTGAAATATGTGAAGGAACTGGAAGAGTATATGTTGAAAGTTCGATTGGAGTACAGGTTAATCCGTGCCCTAAATGTAATAAGGCTTACCGCAAGAGAAAAGGATACGAGTAATTGATTAAATTAACAATTCCAAGCGAACCAATAGCACAAGGGCGTCCAAGATTTGTTAGTCGAGGAAAGTTTGTAAGCACGTATGATCCGCCTAAATCAAAAGCGTACAAGGAACTAGTAGCACAATATGCTAGAGAACAGTACCACGGAGAACCGTTAGATTGCCCATTGTATATTGTGTTAAATGTATTTAGACCAGTACAAAAGAGCATATCAAAAGTAGAACGTGCTAGGAGGCTATCAGGAGCTCATAGACCGACTGTAAAACCCGACATAGACAATTACTTTAAAGCAGTGACAGATGCCTGTACTGGGATTATATGGAGAGATGACGCCTTAATAGTAAATGCTAAGATGGGCAAATTCTATTCAGAAGAACCACGAGTAGAAATTTATGTGGAGGAACTATGAATTTTAAAAATTTAACTAGTGAAGAACGCATTGTGGCTAATTTTATTAACGAAGCTTTTGAAGAACGCAATCAAAACATGATAAGTACTATTGTTTGGATCAATAACCACACTAACTATTTAGTTAATCAGCGCCCAGATGTACACAGAGCGATGAACAATTTAACAAATAAGCAATTTAACCATGTGATTTCAGAAATATTATTACCATTTTAAAATTATGCCGTCTCAAACGGTATTAAGTACAGAATCAGAAGAAACTGACATTTAAACATAAATATTCAATCAAGATTGAGGTTAATAATCGCATGAAAAAACTTTCAGAAATGACAACAGAGGACATCGTCCGTGAACTGTATGGCAATGATTACACTTTGCAGGAATTAGATCGGATTAAAGAAGCACTTGAAGAACAGTATCAAGAATGGCGTAGACGTAATTTTAACTAGGAGGAACTAAAATAATGTATGTAATCGAGAACACAGCCAATGGAAAATATTATCAAAAATTAGGAGTGGAAACACACAAGTATACCGATATTAAACATGCCACTCCCTTTAGCAAATGGAAAAAGGCAAAACAAAAAGCAGATATTTTGCACGCCTCAATTAGTCCAATTGGCGAACAAATTAATTTTGAGGTCAAACAACACAAATTTTACGTTTTGAAGAATCAAAATGATAAAGGTTACATGAATCAAGTTTCGTATAGTGCACCGAAAGACAAGGCAATTATGTTTGCTAGTGAAGAAGACGCTAAGCATGAAGCAATTGATCTAGCTAACGCTATGGCAAGAGTTGGCGTTGAACTTAGTTTTAAAGTGGAGGAAATATAATGATTAAATTTAGAGCATGGGACAACGAGTGCAAGGCAATTAGAGACTATGACGAATTGAAAGGGTTAACCTTGGACGCCTTAGATGCAAGTGATTTTGAGCTTGAGCAATTTATCGGCCTGAAAGACGTGAACGGCAAGGATATCTATGAAGGCGATATTATTGTTTCTAAACCGAATGATCAGATATTCGAGCCACTTAAAATTGGAGTAGTCAAACGTAGCAAAATTAGTGCTGGGTGGTGCTATGAAACTGCAACTGATGAGTACGATATTTGGACAAGTGGCAAGTACCGAACGTATGAAATTATTGGCAACGTGCACGAAAACCCGGAACTATTGGAGAAATAAAAATGAAATATAGTGAAGCAAAGAAAGCTGGTATAAACGATGTTTAGGTTAATTGGCAATGTATCTAAAAAAGTATATTACGAAGCAGAAAATGCTTCTGATTTGAATAAGTGGCGATTAGATAACTTCGTCAAGGGCTCTCAAGCAGATGGACATCTGGTAAGCCAATATGATGCTCCAGAAGCCATGGTGATTGTGAAAGTGAAGACTATCAAGTCCAAAAAAGAATACTTGAATGATTTATTGGATGAAGGAAAGTTTGAAGAATATCGCAAAATAACTATGGGGAATTCTAACCGTGATATTGAAGTATATGGAAGTGGTAAAGATAAACCAGAACTTATTAATCGGCGTAAAAAGGTTGGGAAGCTATTCAGGCAAGGGATTACAAATACCGCTGAAATTGCAAGTAGAGTACAGGTTGCAAGAAGTACGGTGAATTTTGACCTTAGGGCATTACGTAAGACTTATCCAGAACTAAGGCAAAAAAGAGCTAGATCGTAAGATTACATATTAGGAGGAACGATAATGATTGTAACTATCAATGAAGATTACCAAGTTAAGGTAGATAACTATGCTAACTACACCTTGCTCAAGGCTGTGAGAGACGAATATGGAGCAATTAAGACTGGCAAGGATAATTTACCTATGCTCACTACAAAAGGCTATTATTCCAACATGAGCCGTGCTCTTAATGCTTGTATTCATCTCATGTTGGAAGATAAGTATGATGTGATGGAATTGACACAATATCTTGACGAGTTGGAACGCTCAGAAGCTAAGTTTCGTCCAGTGATGAAACGTTTTAGGGAGGGCGATTAGATGACTAAAGATGAGTATGTAAAAACACTTGAAAAACGCATAGCTGATGAAGAATCAAACATCATACATGATAATTATTGTGATGGCTATGTTGACGGATTAAAAAAGGCAATTGTATTATCGAAACAATTAGACGAACCAAAGAAAGTAGTTATTCCACAGTTTGTGGCTGACTGGATTGAAGAGGAAAAATTATATTATGGAAATGAAGTAGATCCATTGGGAATTATTGATTTGATGGGCAACTATATTGCTAGTAAAGATTCACGTTATGAATGGCTGAAAAATATAGACAACCAAAAACTATTACTCAATGCAATCGCTAATGGTTACGAGGTTGAGAAAGAACCTAAATATCTAGTGAAAATTAAAGGCATTTGTCAAGAAAATCAATGGCTTGATTATGAGGTAGTGGGAGACAAACGATATTTTGAAATAAATAGTGAAAGTGAAAAATATAAAACATATTTCACTAAGCAATGGCTCAAAGATAATTGGCCCGAATATGAAGCTTACAACAACGCTGGACTGCTTGAGTTTGAGGAGGTAGAAGATGATTAAAAGGATACTAAAGGGGATATGGGATATCAGATGTCCGATTATCATGCTATTTATAATGATTTCGTTTATTGCCTCTACAATCCAAGATTTTATTAGTAAAGATTATGATTCTGGTTTTAATAATTTAATGATTGTTTTGCTGTTTATTGAAGTGATTTTGTTGTTGTGGTCTCGTGCAGATGCGGAAAAACTAATTGATCTTCAGAATGAAATAATTGATTCACAAGACACGGTAATCAAACAAAATGAAAAATCAATTGAATTACAAGATGAAATAATTGATAAGCAATCTAAATGGATTAACCAAGTTACTAAAATTGTAAAAGAAAGCACGCGAAAAGATAAAACTAGCAGAGAATCAGCAGAAAAATTGGAGGACAAACAATGTTAAAAGAATACCGCAAAACAGCAACTATTAAGGCTGAACAGTTTGATGGTAGCGACGCAATGATTAAAAAATATGGAATTATTAAAGAAGCTTTTGTGATTGACGGTTGGGGAATAACTGATGATTACCAATATTTTATAAAAACTCATGAAGGAAAGTTGATTGTTAATATAGGTGATTGGATTGCTACGGGTGTTGAGGGTGAGCATTGGGCTATTGCTGATGAAATATTCAAGAAGACTTATGAAGAGGTGGAGGATAAATAAATGTTATTTTCAAAAGGAACGTCCAGACAAAATCCAGTTCCAGACAGAATACAAAATCCACCGTCAATTCATCTAAGTATTATTAACGAACGTAGAGTGCCTGTGACTATATATTGTAAAAATGAGGAAACATTTGATGAAGTCAAAGTGTTCAAGGATGACCTAAAAGGATTACCAAAAAGTCAAATGAGATTCATTGAAGTGTATGAAGAAGATATAGATGAATATTATTTAATCAAAGTTGATGATATTGAAAAAATCGAATATGGCAAAGATGAATGGGAGGTGGATTAAGTATGGAAAACATTTATATAGTTAAGCTAGGGAATTTATACCTAAAAGAATCAGTACCAGGATTCGCATCACAAATGGTTTATACATTAGTAAATTCTGTAAGTGGTGCAACGTTTTACGATGAAGATTACGCAAAAAAATTAGTGAAACAAATCGGTGGCGAAGCTTATAAAATTAATCTAGAAGAGGTGGAAGACTAGTGGCAATGACTCTTATTGTACTAATTATTGTACTAATTCTATTGTATCTGATTGGTTTTAGACGAATGGCTATGTGGCTGACAATTGGGGCGTCAGTTAATAATTCTAATTTCTGGCTATTAGGAACATTATTGTTTATTGACTATTTAGTAAGTGAGAGGGAATAAATGCTATGGCAAAAGTTAAGAAGAGAATTAAACCAACAAAAGAACAATGGCACGAAGTTAATCGTCTGCTGGATGATGTGGTTAAAATTGGTCATACTAACGAACGATATTGTAGATGTAGAAAATGTACAAAATTAAGAAATTATTCAAAATCTATTGGTTTATTAGACGAGGAAGCAACTGATGATGGGCGATGGGACAAACGCAAGTTGGAAACGAAACATCGCCATGAGAAGGACGCTGTCAAGATTATGAAGTTGGCTAATCAAGGATATAAGATAGAGGAAATAGCTAATAGAATCGGGCGTAGCAGAGACTATGTTTACAAGCTGGCAGTGGAATTTGACATTGAAATTAAAAAGCTTAAGCAGGGTCTACCTATAAAAAAGTAGGATATAAAAAAGCCACAGCTATCGCTATGACAGTATTATATACAAATATTATTATACTACGGGAGCTGAGGGCGTGTCATTATTACCAGAATTAGATGAAGTTAAGACCATAGAAAAAGTTAAATGTTTTTTTGAAAAAGAATTCCCAATATTGCAGAACATGGCACATACTGTATTTGTCGATATTAAATCGCCAGTAATTAGTGGCATGCCAGTATCCCATAGTGCTGATAATGGGGCAGAAACTAAAGTTACTTTACATGCGTATGCCAAAGATATTTTAGGTAAAGTAATTAAGGCATGTGGTGGTTTAGATAGTAAACATCGACAAATACTAGAAATGAAATACTTTAAAAAATTAACCTGGTATGAAATTGGAGAATTAACCGGCTATGGACGTAGTCGAGGCAGTGAGATACTTAATGAAGCTTTTCTACAATTTGCATGGGCATTTGCTGATATAGATGATTTTAGAGTCTTTAAATTCGGACAAAGAGACGACACACGTCGGACATAAGTAAGGTTATATTAGTATTATCGAAAGATTAGCAAATAATTGCCGGCAAGCAAAGTGGTTTTTTAATCTTTCAAGTGAGGCAAATGGTTAACAAGCACGATTCTTTTCGACAAATAAAAATTATTAGGAGACGTGTAGCTTGTTGTAAGATTCGATTCCTTACAGTCTTATTACTGGTGTGTTTGACGTAGTTGGTAGCTACTAAGTAAACACAAAAGAGTATGGTGAAAAACCATCATAAGTCCTACTCGGATACCATCGGGGACAACTACCAGTGAGATGTGGCGGAATAGGTAAAGCCACAGTGAGATTGATAATCTCTGCGGGGACCAACCTCACTGAGTTAGCAAAAATACCAAGTGGCTAGTTGTAAGGTGCAAATCCTTACCATCTCATAGATGAGGTTACTTACAATCCAAATAGGAACATTAGATTGTTAATCCTTAGGTTTGAATCCTTAAAAAGTGTAAGTGAACATTTCAGTAAGATAGCTCTTAAAGCACGGAGTGGAAAAATAGTGCAGGGTTACGCCAGCCGTATTGGCACCGACGAGTAAGTCCAATACATTGAGGTTCGAGTCCTCACTATCTTATTTTTATAACATCAAAGTCACATAACTTAATTGTTGTGTGGCTTTTTATTATGGAGGTAATTAATATGGCAGGAATTAAAATGCATCATTGCTATCATGCCGGTTGTCATGAGTTGTTGCCGTTTGAAGTAAAGTATTGTAGGAAGCATACGATTAGCAAGATAAGGACACCAGAAGATAGCAAGCGAGATAAGTTTTACAACCAATATAAACGAGATAAAGAAGCCAACAGCTTCTATCATTCTAAGCGATGGACTGATACGCGCAACTATATAGTCGCTAGAGACATGTATGTATCTGGAGTTAGTGAAGAGATATTAAATGATAAGGATATTATTGTAGATCATATCATCCCTTTAAGGTTACTAAGTGGTGATGATAGATATGAGATGAGTAATCTATGGTTGTTATCTCGTAAGGAGCATAACATCAAGACTAAGTTAGAACAGAGTATGAAACCTAATCAGTTAAGACATGTTAGTAAGGATTGGTGGATAAAAGTAATTAAGGAGAAGCTATGAATTCAGAAGAAGCATTGACGTTAGCAAGGAACAAGTCGAGCAAGACTGCAGAAAAGTTTATTGAGATTGTTAAACAAGATATCGAAGAAGCTTCTAATTCGGGAGTAACAAGGATTAGAGAACATGAGATTCAAGGCTCAATGCTAATTGGATTAATAGACTATCTTGTTAGTAATGGATTCAATGTTGATTATGAAGAAGATGGAGACTTGAATACGGGAGTAGTTAGTTATCCAACTTACTCGTTAACAATTGATTGGTCAGAAAGAATAGTGGAGGAATAGATATGGCAAGCAATAATATTCAAGAAGCAATTAGAGGAACTGTTAAAGGAATGATTAACATATTGTGTGAATCAGAATTACAAGAAACTAAGAAGTATGATGATTGCCGATATTGCCACGAACCTTTTAAATGTTTGGGTGCAGTTGCTAATCATGATGCTGTTTGTACAGTAGGTTTAAATGAGTTACTTGATGACGAGGAAAACGTAATCAAATTTTGCCCAGTTTGTGGTAGAGATTTAAGTATTGGGTCTTACAAGAACATGGTAAAAGAAGCTCGTGATAAAACTATTGAACAATTGAATACACAAAGCGATGAAACGCAAGAAAAATAAAAAGTAAAATTATTTTTTTGAAGATAAAATTAAAAATATAATTATAAAAAGTCAAACAAACCCCCGCCCCATAGGCTTTCTGATAAAGAGCGAAACGCAATAGTGGTCTCTCACTATATACTACTTTTAAAATTTTTAGGATAGGGGGGGTACCCTGAGGAAAGGAGTGTATCTAAGATGGCACAGAAGCCGTTTAAAGACCAGAATGGCGGGCATTTGCCTAGTGACCCACCAAAGTATTTAGGAGCAGAAGCAAAGGCTGCATGGCGCAAAATCGTGCCTTTTTTAGAAGCCGAAGGTAAGGTTCAAAGAATAGATGCTAATTTAGTTGAAATTTACTGTACACAGTATGAATTGTATCGTAAATCGTATGATCATGTGAAAAAGTATGGAGAAGCAATGGCTATTTATAAGTCTTTACAAAATGCAAGTGGTGAGATTATCGGTAAAGACTTTGTAGCATGGAAAAAGAACCCAATGGTACAGACAAATGATGCTGCATCTAAATCATTAATAAAGACTGGATCAGAGTTAGGATTGTCTCCAAAGAGTCGCTCGGATTTGATGCAATTAATTCAACCGAAAGATAAGAGCAAGAAGTCACTTGCTGAAAAGCTTAAAGAGGGGGCTGGCGACTTCTAATGATTGATAAGGTAGATTTATCCAAAGGAGAGGCTAGCGTCTCCGAGGCGGTTAAAAAGATAGATTTTACAGCTATATTAGAGAAATACCGTGACCCTGCAACTGTTTATGCTTGGCTAGTCGTTAATGACAAGATTGTTTCTGGTGAGATGATGAAGCTAGCTTGTTTTAGACATCTACAGGACTTAAGAAGAGCCGAAGACCCAGACGAAGACTTTCCTTATCGCTACGATTTAGGACGGTGTCGTAGTATTTTAGGGTTCGCTTCTATCTTCCCTGAACCAGCACATGGTAAACCCATGCCATTAATGTTATGGCAGAAAGCTATTTTATGTATGAGTAAAGCTTGGGTATACAAGGATAACGACAACTTCCGTTACACTCGTGTGATCGTATCAGTTGCACGTGCTAACGGTAAATCTTATATCGCCAGCATTATGTTGTGGTACACCTACTTAATCGAATGTGCTGGATTATCCAATCAAGATATTGGTTACACAATGCCTACTGGTGCACAGATGAAAAAGCCGTGGGCTTATGTGCTAACGTCTGGAAGGATTCTAAAAGATACCGAAGAAGACATCCAAGATATTTTAAACAATACTGACACTTATATTGGCGAACAGGGTATTAAATCTGCGATTGGTAACAAAGTTGTTCAGCTATCTAATGAGTCTGGTCAATTTGATAGTTACCATTTTCGCTTGGCGGTTGTTGATGAAGCAGGAGACGGTGGCTACGCTCACAAACCTAATATCGGTAAAATCACTCAAGGGCAATCTCACTTACCTAACGCTCAACTATTAATGATATCTACGTCTTATGAGAATACAGAAACGTTATTCTATAAAGATCAGATACGTTTAAAAGACGTTATGAAAAAAGACTATTCTCGTGATGAAGACAGTTATTTATGTTTGGTATGGCAACAAGATAACCTAGATGAAATTAATCAACCTAATACTTGGATTAAGAGCAATCCTTTGCTAGAGCTAGATGAAGACGGTGCTATCCTAAAACGTATGATTAGTGATAAAGATGCTCACATAGCTTCTGGAATTGCTAATGAGTTTCAAAATCGTAACTTAAACAACTGGTTGCAGGTTAAAGCTAATTCTTACGTTAGTCTTGAAGATTTAGAGAAGGCAGTTATCCCTAAATTTAACATTGATGGAAGAAAAGTTTATATCGGATACGATAAAGGACAATTCAGTGATGATAACGCAATCGCTTTTGTATATCCTTATGAAGATAACGGAGTAGGTAAGTTCCATGCCGAGCAATTCTCGTTTATTCCACTTAGGAATTCTAACAATGATATCAATGTTAAAGAACATCAAGATGGAATTAATTATCGAGCAGAAGTTGAAAAAGGATTTGGTAGGATTACTGAAAACTTATACGGCATTGTTGAAGATGACGAAGTTTACAACTGGTTGATGAACTATGTTGAGATACACAATCTAGAAGTTAAGGCATTCTGTTATGATCATTACCATGAAACTGCAATGACTAAACAGATTGTAGATAATACTGAATGGATATGTATCCCAGTTGCTCAAGGCGTAAGAAGTCTTAATGAACCAACTCGTTTTTTCCGAGATGAATTACATCAAGAGCGCATTACAATGTTGGACGATGGAATTCTACAGTATTCTCTTAAGAATGCTTTGTTGTTTGAAGAAAATAATGGTATCAAGATTAATAAAGATAAGCGTACAAGTAAGATTGATGCAGTAGATGCATTAATTGATGCCTTTTATGAAGGGATGTATTACTTTGACGGCGTTTCAAATATTAAAACTAAATCAATTTGGGACAATAAAACAACAGATGAAATTAACGATTACTTTATGAACGACTTTAGTTTTTAGGAGGTGGAAAATTGAAACGAATTAGATGGTTCGGACAATTAATACTAGCAAATATCAGTTTAATATTAATGATTATGGCTCTGACTACGTTTACTGTAGCAGGGTTTTTATTTTGCAAATATGTTGGATTGATAGTCCTAGGCTTATCTCTAATCTATCTTAGTTGGATTACAGCAAGCAGGAAGGGAGGTGAGTAATGTATGGCAATTAATCCATTTCCTCGTTTAAACACTCGCTCACAAAGCTTACCAAGCGGTTATATGCCGTTTACAGTTACGGGCAATGCAATTATACCTGAACCAGTTGTGAATGCTGAAACAGCTATTAAGAACTCTGATATCTTTTCAGTTATCAGTTTAATTAGTTCTCAATTAGCGAGCATTAATTATGTGATGGACGAGCCTTTTGAAGGTGTTTTTAACCATCCGAATGACAAAATTAATTCTTATGGTTTTTGGACGTCAGTTATTAATCAAATGTTGCTTACTGGTAATGCGTATGTAGCAATTCGTAGAAAAAAAGGAATACCAGTAGAACTTGAAGAAATTCCATACGCAAACGTTCAAGTCATTCTTGGTGATAACAATGGTGATTTAACTTATCAGGTGTCTTACAACGACGAACGCAATAGTGAAGTTATTAGATCCGACGATATGTTACATTTCCGTATCTTTGTTACTGGTAATTCACTTTACCAATACGTTGGAACATCACCACTACAGGCACTAATTAACGAACTATCTTTTCAATCTCTATCTAGTAAGTTATCACTTAATACGCTTAAAAACTTCATTGCACCTAGTTTAGCTATTTCAGTGCCAGAAGCCAAAATATCTAAGGAAACCAAGGAATCAATCAGAGAAGGATTCTATGACCAGTATTCTGGTGCTAACCAGGGTAAACCAGTTGTATTAGACCGTTCAGCTACTATTGATGCTTTACCAACCATTGACGCTAAGACAGCCGAATACCTGAACAATGTAGATTGGACTAGAGCGCAAGTTAGCAAGGTGTTTGGTATTCCAGACAACTATTTAAATGGTCAAGGTGATCAACAAAGTTCATTAGATCAGTCTACAAGCATGTTTATTAGTAGTTTTAACCGCTACATTAAACCGTTTGTAAGCGAGTTAGAACAGAAGTTTAAGGTTCCCGTTAAAGCAGACCTAGACCCTATTGTAGACCCAACAGGTTCTAAATATGCCGATATGATAGCTAAGTTTGCGAGTGGAAAAGCTCCCGTTTTGAGCGGTGAACAAGTAATTAACCTTCTTCAACGAAAGGGGGTGATAGATGATGACTTCGAAAAATGATGTTCGAAGTGTTTTAAATAAAGATTGGCACTTACGGGATTTAAGCAATGATGATAGTACATCTGCTATTGGACAGGTTACTGGTTACGCTTGTGTATTTAACCAACCGAGTGAAGATATGGGATTCATTGAGTATTGTGATCCAAACATGTTTGATGGTGTTGATATGAGTAATGTATTAGCGCTGTATAGCCATGACCTATCCAACGTTTTAGCTAGAGTATCGGCTGATACTTTAGTTTTGAAGGTTGATGATTACGGGCTTAAATTTACGCTGGATATTCCAGATACAACTCTGGGAAGAGATGTTTATACCAACATCAAAAACGGGAACCTAGAGGGGTGTTCTTTTGGATTTACGATTGAAGATGATTCATGGAGTAGAGATACAAATGGTCAATTAGTTCATACAATCTTACAAATTGGAGAGTTGACTGAGATAAGCATTACACCATTACCCGCTTACACAGAGACTAGCATTGCTGTTAGTCGTGGATTAAAGAAAGTTAATGAAGAGACACGTCGAGAAAAGGCGCGCCTCTTTTTAGATTTAACAGAAATGGAGGTTTTTTAATTTGAATAAAGAAAAATTAGAACAGCAATTACGGGATAAGACAGGGCAACTTAAAAGTTTGATCTCTGAAACTAGAGATTTATTGGGTGCCGAAGATAGTTCTACAGAAAATATTGAAAACAAAATGAATGAGGTAAGAAATCTAAAGAAGGATATTGAAGGACTCAACGTTAAGCTCCGTGCTTTGAATGATTTAGATAAGGACGAATCTAAGAGTGATCCTGAGGAAAACCCAAAAGGTAAAACGGATAAACCAACGGATAAATCCAAAGATGATCCTGAAAATACTAAGCAAGACCCAGAAAAAAGGGATGAAGAACTTGATGATAACTCAGACGATGACTATGTCGCCGAGGATGAATTTAGCAGTAAAAAACAAAAAGAGAATGAAAAGGGAAAAGGTGAAAAAAGAGATATGGCTACGAATTTAACAGAAAACCAAAAGGTACAAGATAACACACGATCAATTGAAAACTACATTCGTTCTCACGGTACGGTACGTGATGCTGGACTTAAGACTGGCGATATTGGGCCAATGATTCCAGAAGAAATCATCTACAATCCAGAAGCAGAAGTTAACTCGGTTTATGATTTGTCTAAACTAGTTACTAAGACACCTGCCACGACTGCTTCCGGTACTTATCCAATTTTAAAACGAGCTGTTGCTGTAATGAATACAGTTGAAGAATTAGCAGAAAGTCCAGAATTAGCTAAACCAGAATTCGAAGAAGTACCATGGAAGATTGCGACTTATCGTGGAAAAATTCCAATTTCAGAAGAATCACTCCAAGACACACAAGTACCTTTAATGCCAGTTATTCAACGTAACGCTGGTGAACAACGTTTAAATACTCTTAATAAGGCTATTAGTGCTAAGTTAGTTACGTTTAACGCTAAAGCTTCAACCGCTGACACAGTAGCAGATGACTTAAAACACGTTCTTAATGTTGATTTAGATCCTGCTTATGATAAGACTATTGTTGTTTCACAATCAGCATACCAAGTTCTAGATACATTGAAGGATAAAGAAGGACGCTACTTACTACAAGAAAGCATTACAGCAGCTTCTGGTTTAACTTTATTTGGCAAATCAGTAGTTGTAGTTAATGACGAATTACTAGGTCAAGTTGGGGAAGCCCATATCTGGGTTGGTGATTTAAAACGTGCAATTCTTTATGTTAACCGTGTGGACACACAAATTACCTGGGTTAAGAATGAAATTTACGGTCAATATCTCGGACTAGCAATGCGTTTTGATGTCGAAGTTGCAGATAAAGAAGCTGGATACTTTGTTACAGTTGGCGCTGGTACACCGTCAAAATAGACGCCCCTAGTGGGGCTAACGTTGCCCCTACTGAAACAGGGGCTTTACTAAGCGCAGATTAATAAAGGAGATGGTAAATAATGGCAGATAGAAGTAAACAATCACTAGTGGTTTACGATAAGTCTGGTGCTAAGGTTGCCACTGGTGGCGTTGGCACCAAACAAGTAGAAATCACTGGTTTAGAAGGTGGTAAGCAAGTTGCTGCTGGTGATTATCAACTCGCTTACATGGACGGTACACAAACATCTGATAAAGTAGATGTTCCAGCATTCACAGTATTAACTGGTACTGTTGCAGTAACGGGAGTAGGTATCAATCCAGCAACTGCAAGTATCAAAGTTGGAGGCACAACTAAGCTGACAGCAACCGTTGCACCAGATAATGCAACAAACAAGGCAGTGACCTATAAGTCGTCAAATGAAGCAATTGCAACAGTAGCTCCTGATGGAACGGTAACAGCCGTAGCTGTCGGTACAGCTAACATCACGGCAACTGCTGTCGACGGTGGTTCTACTGCATCATGCGCAGTAACTGTTGTAGCAACTGGATAAAGAAGGTGATTTCAAATGGCGGTTATAGCTTCCGAGTTGATGGACGAACTCCATATTGATACGGACGATGTAGAAATCAAAACCGTTCAAAACTTAATTGATTATGCAAAAGAGATTGTAACCGATAGTGTAACCGATGATCTAACAACTGAACAACTTGAAATGAAGTATCCAAAATTGTTTGACTTGGCTACCAAAAACCTAGCGACGTCGATGTATTACGACCGTGAGTTGACTAATGGAACATCTAAAGGGTATCAAATGGTGATTATCCATCTATCAGCTAAGGTTGCTATAGACATGAAGAAGGGCAGTGATGATGATGGCAACAATGAAACTCAAACCGTCTGATTTTAACCACAAAATTACTTTTAGAAAGACAAAAGATAAATTAGATAAATCTGGTAACTTTTATGTTCCGACACTTATATCCGAGTTAAGTCTATGGTGCGCTCCGCGGACTAGAACACTCAATCAACAATATCAAATCATGAAAACGGAACTGGAAGATACTATCATTGTGGTTATTCGTCATAATCCTAAAGTCAATGAAAGTTACGAGGCTAAATATCGTGATGAATTTTATGATATTGTCTCAATCAGTACAGATGATACTAATCAAACTTTTGCCTATGACTTCATTACTCTTAAGAAAGTAAAAAAGGCAGGTGCTTAACATCAATTACGTTGATTTTATGGAACAGTGGCTTAAGCAGGTTAAAAAGATATCTACAAACATGTCTACCAATGATAAAGCTAAGATAACTAAAGCTGGTGCTAAGGTTTTTAAGAAAGAACTAGAACGTGAGACACGCGAGAAACACTATTCTGGACATGATGATAAAGTTTTTGGACACATGGCAGATTCAGTTGTGATGAAAGGGACTAATATTGATAATATCAAAGATGGGACTAGTATCGTTGGATTCGATCACTACCATGCTAGCAATGCTAGGCGGTTAAATGATGGAACTAAGTACTACGTTGGTGACCATTTCATCACGAACCTTAGAGAACGAGTAATGCCAAAGGTACTAGAGGCTGAAAAGAAGGAGTATCAGAAGATCATTAATAAGCACAGGGAGGTTTAATGATGGATAATTCCGTACTAGAGGTTAAGAATATTCTTGATCAAGCTAAATATGATTGGCTCTCTGAATGCTACGTTAATTATTTACCAAAGAGTGCTCAAGATGATACTAGCAGAACCATTGCGTTGGTAACTCCGATCAGAGAAGAACCAATTCAATATGGTAATAACGTGTTTAATGGAATTGAGAACGCTGTTCAGGTACAAATATTCTTCAAGTATCAATTCAAAGATTCAATTCAAAAGAACGACATTAAAATTATGCAACTGTTTTTAAAGAACGGTTGGAAAATAGACGATTCAAAACCAATTTATGCAGACCCTGACACTAAACAACTAGTCAAGGTCTTTTATTTTACTCAAAAAAATTATATAGGAGGTAGTTATTAATGGCTACAGTAGGTTTAAAGCTAGTAACACTAGCACTCAAAAACTCGGAAACGGGGAAAGTTCTTACAGGAGAAGATGGTTTATCAGAAAATGGATTGCTACCAATCACTACCCAAATGTGGGGTACTAAAACAGCTAATATTACGAATATTCAAGAAGCCGGTACCATTCAATATGGTAATAATGTTGGTGTATTTGTTTCAACACCAAAAGGATCGCCACAAGTAGCACTAGATTTTAACAAACTTCCATTTGAAGTAACACAAAAAATTGTTGGGCGTAAGCAAGACCCAGATACAGGAGCTTGGATTGAAACTGGTAAACACCCTTCAGTTGCTTTACTTATTGAGAGTCAATCAATTGACCGTATGAATCGTGTATTCTATGGCTTTGGTAATGGAACAATGACACAAGCTTCTATCAATAATGGAACAGATACTAACGCTGAAACAATGGCAACCGATGCTTTAACTTATCAAGCATTGTCTACACCAGAGTTTGATGGAGAAGCACTCGCTATGTATTCTGATGTTTCAAAAGCATTTGATGAAACTAAGATGATGCAACAAGTATTTGCAGGTTACGTAGTTCCAGCGTCAAAACAATAGCCCCGTCAGGGGTAACCGTAACTCCTGAAGCAAACGGGGCACTATTAAAAGCTGAATAAACAACTATAACTCGCCTGAGAAAGTAAACAATACCATAAGGGGCGGGTTTTTAATTTAAGGAGAAAACAAAGTTATGAAAATTGTAAACATCAAAATTAAAGAATTAGGTATGAAGAAACCTGTTAAAGTTGCTCAAAATGTAGCAAATACAAAATTGATTAACTCAATTCAATTGACCTTGCTTAAATTACAAGATGATCACTCAGACGATATGACTGAAATTGAACAACTTGAACATGAGGCACAATTATTGACTGAAATTGAACAATTCTTCAAAAATTTCTTAAAGCTAAGTGATAAACAGATTGAAAAGGCAGAAGAAGAGCTAGATCCAGAGGAATTATCGTTTGCAATTGGTGAAGCCACTGCGCGTTTCCAAGGTGCTACTGACAAAGATATTCAAAAACTTCGTGAAGGTATGAAAACAGAACAAAAAGATTTAGAAGACCCTTTAGCAGAAGAGAACGACTCCGACAAATCCGAATAGAGATTTTTAAAAAAGAGCGTTCCATTGATGATATGAATTACTTTTATAAACAAATGCTGACGGAATACCATTTATTGCCAAAAGATATAGACGGACAAGATTATTTTGAGTTTTTAGAAGTAATAAATGCTAAAGCACCAGAGGATCAAATGGTGGATTCAATGGAAATTTATAAACAAAATTCTTAAAGAAAGGAGGATAAAAATATATGGCAAGCAAGGTTGATTCAATTATGAGTACTGCCGTTGCCTTGGAAACTCTTAAGGCTTCTAACAGAATTAACTCTTTGACCAAAGCTGTTAAAGGCTCTACATCGGCTTGGAAAGCTCAAGAAGCACAACTAAAATCTAGTGGCGATTATCTGAAAGCTAGCGAAGCTAAGTACGAAGGTCTTGGAAAATCTATAGAAGCTGAACGAAAGCGCATAGAAGTTCTCCAAGAGAAGATGAAAGGTTTAGACCAGACCACTCAAGATGGTGCTAAGCAGGCTGTAAGATACGGCAATGACTTGAATAAAGCTACCACTGCCTTAAAGTCCATGGAAGCACAACAACAACGTGCTCGTGAGGCTTTAAAGCGTGAGAAGAGTGGTATCAACAGCCTTAATTCATCTATGCGTCAACGTAACTCGTTATCAAAAGCTATATCAGACCGTTTAGAAGCCGAAGGTAAGCATGAACAGGCCCTTAAAGAGAAACGAGACAACGCTCGTAAGTCTATTGAGGAAACTAGTAAGGCTCTAAAAAAAGAAGAATTCTTGCTTAAAGACTTAGAAAAAAATAACGGTAGTGCAAGTGCTATCAACAAACAGAGAATAGCTGTAGAAAAGCTTAAAGCTTCTATGGCAGAATCTAAATCTTCTGTTTCTAAGTTCGATAACTCACTTAAAGAGCTAAATCCATCACCTATTAGACGTTTGAAAAATTCGTTTAGTGGATTGAAACGAGAGGGTAAAGAAACTCATTCGGTTTTTAAGCAAGTTTTTTCCGGTACCTTTTGGGGAGAAGTGGCTCATGGAGCAGTTAGTCAGACTTTTAGTGCTATTAAAATGGGCTTTGGTGGGATAATTAAAGCGGGTAACGAATTCAACAAAGAACAGCAAGTTATGAACGCCACTTGGACAACTTTAACGGGAAGTGCTTCAAAGGGTGAAGGATTTGTTAAGTCAATTAATAAGATGTCTACAGCTTTTGGTCAATCCAGTGACTTAGTCAACGAACTAGACCAACAGTTTTATCATGTTTTAAACAAAAAAGAGCCTACCGAACAGCTTACTAAATCAGTTCTAACTATGGCTGATACATTAGGATTAAGTGCAGAGAATACGCAACGGCTAGGAATGAACTTTACTCACATGATGAGTTCATCCAAAATGCAACTAGGCGATTTTAATATGATTAGCGATCAATTGCCTATGTTTGGTGAGAAATTACTGGAATATGAAAGAGTTGCTCAAAAAAATAATAAACTCACCATGTCACAATTACGTGATGAGATGAGTGCTGGGAAAATTAGTGCTAAAGACGCTGAAAACGTGATGAACGGACTTGGTAAAAAGTACAAGGATGCCAGCGAAAACATGATGAAAACTGCTGCTGGTGCTGAACGTTCAATTAAAGCAAGATTTAGCGCATTATCTGGTGACTTAGCTAAGCCATTTACGACAATGCAGAGTCCGATTTTCGAAGCCGTTTCTAAATGGGTTTCTGACCCTAAAACTGAAAAGAAATTTACTGAAGTTGGTAAAGCCGCTTCAAAAGGATTCCAAACAATTACTACAGCTTTAACTAAAGCACTTGATATTAAAGATGGCCCAAAAGCTATGAACAAGTTTATGGATGGATTGGCAAAGACTATTAAATCCGTTTCTGATGTAATTGCCAAGCATTCTAAGCAAATTGTCGGTTTCTTTAAAGGCTTATGGAATTCGATTAAGATTGTTGGAAGCATCGGTGCTGGATTCTTTAGTGGATTAATTAGTGGCTTAGGAGCAGTAGTTAAACCCTTAGCAAAGGTGACTGGGCATAGTAAAGCGGTCAAAGGCTTGTCTGGAGCATTAGGCGATCTTTCTAAGCATAAAAAAGGATTACAAACCATTGGTAAAGTTCTGGCAGGCATTTTTATTACTTCAAAAGTTTTAAAGTTTGGGTCGGCTATAACTAAAGTTGGTGAAGGCATGGGATTACTAAAAAAATCTTATACTCCATTACAACTTTTAGGAAAAGGGTTGAGCCTTGTAAAGAGTGCGTTTTCTAAATTAACAGCAGTGATGGTAGCAAATCCATTTGTAGCACTTGCCGCCGCTGTAATTGGCGTAAGTGTTGCCTTATATGAATTATATAAGCACAATAAGAAATTTAGGAAGTTTGTTAATGGCATTGCAAAAGCTGTTGCTAACTTTACTAAGAGCATTATTAAAAAGATTAAAAACTTCTTTGGTGATATAGGAGAAAAACTTTCATCATTTAAGAAATCTTTCAAAAAAGCTTGGAATAATATGTGGAATTCGGTCAAGAATTTCTTTGCTGATATTTTTGATGGCATCCACAAAAAGTTCAAATCTTGGACTAGTGCAATATCGAAAACGTGGACTGGTTTCAAGAGTTGGTTCGGTAAAAAGTGGAAAAATATGTGGGATGGTGTTCACGACTTTTTCCACGGAATAACTAAAAAATTAAGCAAGACTTTTAGTAACTGGACTTCTGGAGCTATGGATACTTTAGGAAGTTTTGGTAATAAATTCAAATCTGGCTGGAACGGACTTGTTAAAGGTGTTAAGAGCATTTTCAGTGGCCTATGGGATTCAATGAAGAAGATGGCTTCCGATGGTATTAATGCTGTAATTGACATCATTAACAAAGGAATTGGTGGTGTTAACTGGGTAATCAATAAGTTTGGTGGTTCAAAACAAACTATCAAGCCAATTGGTCATGTTAAGTTTGCAACTGGTACAGGTTCGCTTGGAAGTTCTAACTTTAGACGCGCTATTAATTCAATTACACCCGCAATCGTAAATGATGAAGTTGGTGCAAGTAATCCAGAGCTTATCTTTAGAAAAGCAACAGGAACAGTTGAATATTCTAAGGAAAAGAATGCCGAAACAGTACTATTTCCGGGTGATGAAGTAGCTAATGCTACAGATTCAGCTAAGCTAGCTCCAATGTTAGGTATCACACATTTTGCTGGCGGTGGAATCGGAGACTTCTTTGGAGGAATTATTAATGGAGCTAAGAGCGTCTTCAAAAAGATTGCCGGTGGCTTAAAAGGATTATTTGATGTAGGAACTAAAATCATATCTAATCCAACTAAAGCATTAGAAAGCTTAATGCCATTCTCTAAAGGATCAACCAAAGGAATTTTCCCGACAATCGCTAAAGGCGGTTTCAATTTTGTTAAGAACCAAGCAAAAAAGTGGTGGTCTGAATTATGGGGCATGGTTAACTTAAGCGGTGACGGTAGTGGTTCATACGGTGGAGGCTGGCAATCACCTGGTAGTGGCTGGACACATACCGATGGATTTGGTTCACCTCGTGGTGGTGGTGTTCACGATGGAAATGACTTCTCTGCAAGAGTAGGAACTCCGTTTCATGCCATGCACGGTGGTACAGTTGTCCGTGTTGGTGGTGCACCCGCTGGATGGGGACCTGTTGGTTATAACATCGTTACTCGTGATTCAACTGGTAAAGAAATCATTTATCAAGAATTTGGTAACGCTAAAGACGTTAGGGTTCATCAAGGACAACACGTTAAAACTGGTGATACCCTTGGTGTTCTAGGACATTCTGGACTTGGTACAGGACCTCATTTACACGTTGGTTTAACCAAAGGTGGTTCAGTTTGGAGTAGAAACGGTATGAGCACCGCAGGCTGGTTAGATATCACTAAGCAACACGGTAAAGATAAAGGTTCAGATGCTGACAGTGATGCAGGATCAAGCGGTGATAGTAAACTTCAACAGATAATCAAGAAACAAGTTGGTGGTGGATTCTGGAGTACCATTAAGAAAATTGCCAGCATGTTTGGTGACAATGGTGGTGGAAGCGGGACTGGCGACCCAGGCGGAGCTGGTGTTCAACGTTGGAAATCTGACGTTAAAAGTGCATTGAGTAAACTTGGGCTTTCAACTAGTGCAAGCATGGTTAACCGTGTACTACGACAAATCAATACTGAATCTGGGGGTAACCCTAAAGCTATGGGTGGTACTGATGGTTTAGCTGATGGACACGCAGAAGGATTGATGCAAGTTAAGCCTGGGACATTTAGTGCCTATCATTTACCTGGGCATAACAATATTTGGAACGGCTTCGACAATATGCTAGCTGGTTTAAACTATGCCAAACATCGGTATGGTAGCGGACTAAGTTTCCTTGGTAACGGCCATGGATATGCTAATGGTGGAATTGCTACTACTCCATCTATCTTTGGTGAAGCAGGCCCTGAAATGGCGATCCCACTATCTATGACGCGTTCTGATAGAGCTAACCAGTTATTAGGTGAAACCGTTGTGCACATGGCTAAAAACAACCCAGATAGGATACCGAACGGAGACAATTACTTAACAGGTTCACATGAGTTGACAGAAATTAAAGCACTATTAAAAGACACCATTGGTAAGCTTAACGAAGTCGTTCAGGCTGTCTACAATACCGCGCTTACTGACCAAAGCATTCATAATGCTAATAAGAGAGAGACAGACAAAGTAAATTATCTAAGTAACTTAGGGAAAGGACTAATTTAATATGGCAGAAGAATTGCCTTTAGCAAAACATTCATTTGAATTTGATGGAATCAGAGCTTATGAAGATTTAGGGTTGGTTGTTGGTCATATTAACTGGCCAACTGGAACTGCGATAACTCATAGCTCTCAATCAGTTCCTGGACGTTATGGAGAAGTACCACAAGGTAACGCTTATGGTGCGAAGACTTGGCAAATTCCAGTTTCATTTCAAACTTCATCTAATGAAGAACACATGGAAACACTAATTAATATCACACGAGCATTTACGCGCAGAGCAGAACAAGGTGTTTCGTTCCCGATGCGCTTTGGAACTATGCCAGACGTAACTTACTATGGAACATTTACCGCTTTACCAGAAGCTACACAAATTTCAACTGGAACTAACGATTCACAATTGACCTTAACTTTTGTCGCAGATGACCCGAAAGGTTATAAAGACCCAGTTACCGTCAAAATTACAGATAGCATGTTCGAATATACTCCAGAGGGAACTGGAGAAATTTATCCAATATTCAGAATTACTCCGAAAAAGGATATGGAGGAAATTGGTGTTGCTTATGGTTCAAATCCTACAAAATATGTTGATGTTGGTTATGACAGAACAGCCGATGAACAGGGTAATATCATCGATAAAGAACCTGTACTGGTTAATGACCCTTGCAACGGTCTTACAACGTGGACGAACATTGCAGACATCTCAAAGATTAATTTTGGAATTAATGGAGTGATTGATGGTTCTGTAATGAGTAATGAAAGTTCTATTTCTGTAAAACGTTCACCTAATAATACAAGTGTTATGTACGACTACGGAGACCCTTTAAAGCACACAGATGGTAAGAGGTACGGACCCTTTATCATGCACCAAGGTTTATCTAGAGCGGTTAAGAATTTTGAAACAGATTTCAGAATTAACCATATAAAAAATTACAGTCGAGCTATTTCTGGCAATGAAGTGTATGGAATTGATTCAAACGGAAAATGTATTTTTAGGGTATCCATGCAAGACGCTATGCAAGGAAGAGCAACTCGTGGGGAAATTCAAATCGGGCCCGAAGGTAAAGCTATTCAAGTATATAAAGGCTATAAAGACTGGCACAATGGGAAAAACTATACTAGTTATGTAACGATTGTAAAACAAGGTAAGACTTATACCAAGAACACTAAAGGTGGTAAAGGTAAAGGGAAGACCAGCGTAAATTATTATCAATCGAACGTGGGTATTGGAAACTTCAATAATACTTCTTTCTTTAATCAAGGATTTGTTCAATGCCGAATCAGGAAAGTTGGATTAAAGGTATGGATTAGTTTATGGAAATGCAATAACAATGATGGCAAAACAGACAAATATATTATTAAAAATAGAGTTATCAATCTTAGACAAGATCAAGACTTTGATTTTGCCACTATTGCATGGCACGCAAATAAAACCAACATCACCGAAGACAAACTTAATCCCCAGACTGGAAAGGTTAATAAACAATACAACTATGGCTGGAACTCTATCACGGCTTATTCAGTTAAAGAGATTTTAGACGATGGCAATGGTAATGAACCACATCCAGTTGTTCACGCAGGGGAAACCGTCGTGATTGATTGTGAACGTAACGAAACTACTTTAATTCATGGCGGTGCGGTCAATTCTTTGGAAAAAAGAGTTTCGTTAGGTTCAACTTATCCATCACTTTGGGGCGGTCAATCCGAGGTAATCGGTTTTAATGTAAACCCAGAAGAAGTCGATATCGAAATGACCTATCGACCAACTTATTTATAGAAAGGAGGGCTTTTAGTTGTATGTAATTTTAGATAGAAACCTCGAAAGAATTGGTTCACTTTCTAACGAGGGTGGAACCCCTTTTTGGGGTGACGAGGTAAGCATTCAAATTGCCGACCAAGATGCTGATATCACACCTTCGGATGTCCCTGTTAGTTACAACGTCGGTGCAGGTCAAACTAATCAAAAAAACTGGAATCACACTCTGAATTCTATCAACATCCCTTATGGCTACCCAGATACAGACAAAATAGTGATTGGAAGCTCTCTTGCTTACCAAGACCCGACTAACAACCGTTGGTATGTCATGAGAATCACTGGTATTGATGATGGCTTTACAGCAAGTGGAGTTCACTATAAGAGTGCAATTGGTATCAATCTATCTATTTGGGATATGCTTCATACCAAAGCCAATGCATGGAATAATGACGACCATAGCTGGCAAGATGGTGCGGGAGATGTTTACCTAAAGCAAGTTGTCGAAGCCCTTTTAGAAGGTACAGGATGGGTAGCGGGTGAGATTGATTATTCGGGAGACACTTTAGGCGTTACGATTAGTGGTATGGATAATGCTCAATCACAATTGCAAAATATTTGTAAGACTTTCAATTGCGAAATTGACGCTTATGTACTTTTTAATAGTGCTGGTCAAATTGTTGAGAAAAGAATCGACTTCGTTAATGAACTAGGTGTAGACGATGGTCGTACGGTTCGCTTCGGTGACGATTTAATTGATATGAAACGCAAAACAACGGACGTAAATTTAATCACTCGTTTGTATCCTTACAATGTTAACGGTACAGGGATTGAATCTGTTAACGGTGGAAAGGGATATATAGAAGACGAAAAAGCTAACAACTTGTATTCATCTGGCGTTTTAAATATTGATGGTGCTAAGTTCCTAGAAGGTACGGTACAATCAAGTACTATCGCTAATTTGAGTTCTTTAAAGGATTGGGCTAAAACTCAAGTTCTACCAAAGTTTAATCACCCACGTATTAATTATGAGATTACTTTAAGTAAAAATTTTACGGCTGGATTGGGTGATAAAATTCGAATTTTAGACCCGAAAATGGTACCAGAAGCAGGTGTGAAAAGCCGTGTAATTCAGCGAACAATCTCACAGGCCGACCCTAACCAAAATAAAGTTATCGTAGGTGAGTTTGTAACCTTACAGGTTGTAACTCCTAGTATCATTCGACAAATACAGAATGATATTGACAATAAAGTAAGAGATTTAATTAACGATTTACGCAACGGCAAAAAGACGGCATCGGTTCAGTTAATTACACCAACTGGGAAGAGCTGGAGTAAAGAAGACCATAGCAAGACAATCATTGCTAGAGTTTTTGTAGATGGTACTAACTTAACTAGCTATCTAAGTCAATCGGCTTTCATATGGACTAAGACTAATGCCGTAACTGGTGTTCATGACTTAGTTTGGGAAGAAAAACATAAAGACGACGCTTATCAAGTAACTCTTGATGATGGTGACGTAGGTAATATTACCTGCACCATTGAAGGAGACTACTTAAAAACCGAAGCAGAGTTGTCAATTAGTATTGATAACTCTCTTTTTTTCGACAAAAAACGGGTGGATTTACCAAAAGATCATTGGGGTGATGCCATTGCAGGTGCATTCCAGTACCAATGGTACGATGAAGTTAATCAGATGTTAGTTACTTCAGTTGCGTATACAGAAGGTACAAAGGGACAAGGTAACCGTTCTAATGCAGATGATACTAAGTATCACCGCTTTAAGTTAGACGGAACCTATGTTGATTCTATGATCGTACAAGGTGGTGGTCATGGTAGTAGTTTTGGAGCACATTTAGTCGATGGTGTGCCAGAGATATGGACTTTATCGACCAATACGGTAGGTGGCAATATTTCCTTAGGTAGGTTTAAATGGGTACCTAATGCGGTTGTAAACCAAGGTAACGGAGTAGAGGTTATCGCTAAAATGCCCTCAATAGATGGTCATTGGTTTAGACGGATTGCCTGTGATTTTGAACAAGGCTGGGTTTTATCTGTAATGGCTGGTGGACCAGTAGAAGTATTAAGAGTTGACGATTTACTTACTGGTAAATGGGATCCTATTTATAGTTTTAAAATCCAACAATTTGGATTTAATCCTGTGGCTAATACGGAACCTAACTTTAACACCATGCAATCTAACGATATCCATTTTCCTTACATGTTCATTAATTCTGGTGATGCGAACAACAAAGACCCACGAATTCTTAGTTGTATTAATGTAGTTACTGAATCAGAAGTTTTTCATCGTGAAAACTTGATTGGAACGTTTGGGGACAAATGGGTTAAGAACTACTTTGAACCTGAAACAATCGGTTACTACCACGATAAAGATGGAGCTTATGTGCTTCAAGGGTTCGCAATGGTAGCCAAAGATAATGACACAGGCTATCTTCATAGAACACTTTTTAAAACTCGTTTAAATGTACGTGATGATAGTGGTGATAAAAAGAACTATATCGACAAAGATACTAGTGGAGAGGAGGAAAACGTAGCATGAGTTCGATTGGACAAGGCAGCATAAGCATTGACGATAGCACTCGTATTGGCGAAAATGCACAAGATACAGCAAACAAAGTAGCGGGAAATGTAAATGACATCAATAGTGATAACAAGCTCACTCCCAGTGAAAAAATAAAACTAAAACAAGAGTATGATAAAGATTCGAAACTCTATACAATTGATGCATCACAGCTACAATCCGCTGGTTTACCAACAACGGAATTAGAAACCGCTATGAGCAATTTGACGGCTTTTGTAACTCCACTGTTTAGAGAAATGAATAGAACTTCAAACGTCGATAGAAACGCTCTAGATGGCGTATTTACAGCGTTTGCCACGGCAGATAAGAATGCTTCTCAAGCGTTTGTAAATAAGGTTCAACAAGTAGCGGACGATGCTAAAAAAGCTGGAGACGATGCAAAAGAAGCTGGTAAGGAAGCACAAGAACTTGGGCAAGAAGCTAAAGCGTCAGCTGACCAAGCGAAAGTGGATGCTACTCAAGCAAAAGCAGACGCAACTACTGCTCAACAAAAAGCTCAAGATAGTATTGACCAGCTTAATGATGTTAATAGCGCAATTAAGCTGAAAGCTGATTCGACCGATGTAACATCACAAATCACGGTAGCTACTAAAGGCATTCAAAATGAAGTTGATAATAAAGTTAGTGATTTAAACACTAAAATTTCTCAAACTGATTCAGCTTGGAGAGCGAGTGTAAGCACTCTTGGAACTACTAACATGGTTTATAATGGTGGATTTGCACACGGCGTAGATGGATGGAATACTAAAAATGGTAAATGGACTTGGTCTAACCAAGCGCAAGACCAAGTGCAAGGCAATAATGCAATTCAAGCAACATTTACAGGCTTAACAACAGATGCATGGAATAACGCAGCGTCAAAACCTTTTCTAGTATGCCCCGGGCAAAAAATGTCGATAGGTGCAATTGTTACACCATGGGTCTTAGATTCAGACCCTAAAAAAGGATTCGGTATGAATGTTGAATTCTTTACTTCTACAGATGGAACAGGCACAAGAAATAATTATCATCCAGAACAATGGGTATATACAACTGGTAGGCAACAACTCAAGGCTGAGAATATAACAGTGCCAGAGGGTGTTAATTCAGCAGTTGTTAGATTATTTGTCCAGCGTAATGGTGGGGCTAATTTTACTTGTGTTCAGGCCAATATGACACCAACTTTACCTCAGTTTATTGATGGGTTTGCAACAGCAACAGATATCACGGCTTCTATTGGTAATATCCATTTAGGTATTAAGAATGCGGACGGTTCCACATCTACTTTCAATATGAATGGTAATACTATCTTGATGGATACAGCTCAAACTATCATTAATGGTAATACAAGTATTCAAAATGGAACAATTGGAACAGCTAAGATTGCCAATGCAGCAATTAATACAGCACAGATTGCAGATGGAGCGATTAATAATGCTAAGATTGCGAACGCAAGTATTGATGACGCTAAAATTAACAGTCTTAATGGTAATAAATTAGTTGAAAACAGTATTACGGCTAACAAGATCAATGTTGACGACTTAATTGCTAACGGTATTAATACTAAAACATTAACGTCAGTTAACTTGAACACAAGTACGTTGACCACTCCACAACTCAACCTAGGATTAAACGGAACATTTACCGAAGACTTTGATTATACACAAGCTACTTCGATGTTCTTACCAAAGAAAAATAAAGGGACGTTGACATTTGACCATGGTTCTTTACAATCCAAAGGTGATATGCAAACGTACGTTGATGGTAAATGGGGCGGTATGAATGATAGTTACACCTTCCAAGCCGGAATTGATAACTCCCAATGGACGGAAGTTGCCCCTGGATATATCAAACTAGATTTATTCAAACAAAATGACGCTGACGTTGGACAGCGTACCTATATAGATCCAACGGGTTATTACTACACATCAAGAAATGGTATTGCTAGTTATTTAGGTAATGTTTTACAAACTCCACAAGTTCAAACTTCTAGTGTACTTACTAAGTATATTGGGACAAGCAATGGAAATTCACTTCTACAGATTGGTAGTAACGGTGACCACTACGGTTTACAAGTTGGACCTTATGCTGGAAATGAAGCCGTATTAAGTGACTTCATATATAACTCTACAACGAGTGGCGCACCAAATGTCAATATCACTGCAAATGGTCATCTAGTTCGATCAACTTCCGCTTCAAAGTATAAGTACAACATTAAAAATCCAGATATCGAAACAACTCTGGGTGACAGATTGTTAAATGTACACTTAGCAACGTGGAACGATAAACATGCTGTAGATTTGTACGCAGAACAACTAAGCACAGGAGAAGAAAGAGAAAAAACTTCAATTGATAAATATTACGGCCTCATTGCTGAACAGCTAAGAGACGCTGGTTTAGATATGTTTATTAATTACGGTAAGAACCATGAAATCGAGGGTATTCAATATGATAGAGCATGGATCCCGCTTTTGTCGGTGGTTAGAAGACTAAACAACAAAGTAAATGAATATGAATTAAGATTAAGTAAATTGGAGGGAGCAAACAAATGAACAGCTTACAAATAACAACAATCACTCTTGCTAACAATGATGATTTAGGAAATGGTTCAACTAAACGGAAAATCGGATATACAGGTTCTTTCCCAGACGGAACACATACGGAGGGATTTATTTTACTAAGTGAAGACGAGTTCTTAAAAACTAATTTATTAGACTTAGTAAAAGTTATCGGAGATAAATTAATTAATAACTTAGGAGGACAAATCGGTGAAAAGTAATAAGACTGAACAAAGTGAAGTTGAAGTATTAAAAAGTCAATTAGAAGCGGAACAACGTAATAATAAAATTCTACAAGAGCTGGCATCTAACCGTTTAGCTCGTGTTAATCAATTAGAAGTAGAAGTAGCATCATACAAAGTTATGCTATCAGAACAAAGCAAATAGGAGGAAGATAAAAATGGCACTATCAACTAATCAAAGTATCTCACTAACTGGTGCATCAACGATTGATGGAAAACAAGTAGCTACATTTTCTACGGTGGTTTCCACAGGACTGTCATACACATCGGTATCAACACAAATTACAGACCAAGACTTATATGAAAAGAATAAGGCTGAGGTACGCAAAGATCGGGATGATTTTCAAGCGGTAGCCGATAACTTATCTGATAGCCTAGAATCAGGTTCTGCTAAAGGCACCGAATAAATAATCTAACGATTTAAAAGAAAGAAGGTGTAAGATTGCATATGCTGTTGGGGCTGTCTTGGGGAGAATGGGCATCAATTACAACTATTATTATTTTTATGGCAGGCATGGTTAGCCTGCTTTTTAAGTACGTCGTTTTTGGCCCATTTCAGGACGACATAAAAGATTTAAACAAGAACTTTAAAGCACTTAATGATAATCTGAGAGAAATAAGGGTTAGCATCGAGGAGTTAGATAAGCGAGTAGACGAGCATGATCGGAGATTAGATCGCCATCACGAACGAATTAAGGATTTACATGACAAAATACGGGGAGGAAGTTATTAATGAAGAATATCAAGGAAGGAACAAAAAACATCAATTGGCATGATGGGAAGCTATGGGCAGGATTAATCAGTTTAGGCATTGTGTTAGTGCAACAATTAATGGTAGCGTTGGGCTACAATTATCCAATCAACTGGCAAAATATTGTAGGAATCATTAACACCGTATTAACATTGCTAGGAATGTTAGGAGTGATTAGTGATGTTACGGTAGTTAATAACCAAAAAGGAGAACCAGATGACAAAATTAAATAAATTAAAATGGGTTGTTGCAATCGCAGCAGCCTTTTTTGTTGGAGTAACATTTACTTCTAAAGTAAGTGCAGCAACTATTAACAATGATTATGCATTAAGTTCAAACCAAGGATCATCGTTACGAACAAATAACAACGTAATCATTGCACATGCTACAGCAGTATATGCTCCTGCTAAAAATGTTGCGATTTATGAAAATCGTGAATGGTATAATACAGGCGCTTACGTTCAGTACATCGTTGGTGACGGTGGTAAAATTTACCGAGTTGGTGCCGAGGGGTACCAAGCGTGGGGAGCTGGTTCATGGGCTAATGCTAATGCACCAGTTCAAATCGAATTGGCACAGACGTATGATCAAGCAGAGTTCCGTAAGGATTACGTGGCGTACGTTAACTTAATACGCTCCAGTGCTGTTAAGTATGGTATTCCAACGGATGTAGATAGTTCAGCATGGCGTGGTGTTAAGTCCCATCTTTGGGTAACCAATCACGTTTGGGGTGATCACACTGATCCTTACGGTTACCTTGCTAGCCACGGTATTACTAAAGCTCAATTTGCACACGATGTAAAATATGGCTTTAGTTCAAGTGGTAACAATGTGAACCCAACACCTACACCAAACAAGCATAATAGACCAGTGAAACCAGCAAAAAAGGAAGCTGTTCACGTAACCTATGCCTTACACCAAAAGGGCAAACAATGGTTAAGCCCAGTCAAAGATTTTAACTATGGATCAAATGGATTCGCTGGAGTTCCTAACAGCGCTCACGATATGCTATATATCAAGGTTAACCATGGTTCACTCATGTATCGCGTTCACACAATCGAAGATGGATGGTTACCTTTTGTACACAAGGGCAACAAGAACGATACGGTCAACGGAGTTGCTGGTATTAAAGGTCACACAATCGACGGTGTTCAGATGTATTACACAACGCCTCATGGTGAGACTTACCAGCAAGCTTACTATCGTTCACAAACTACACAACGTGCTGGTTACTTAGGAACGTGTGCCGATAATGGTTCAGTTACTGGGTATGATAGCTTTGCTGGAATGTTTGGTGAACCTCTGGATAGATTACAGATTCATATTAATGATTCAAGTAAATATTAG